TATCACGTGCCAATGGATCTACACCGCAAGAATATCCATTGTATTCAAACATAACATGACTTGTCAAATTACCAAGATATTCTTTCATATTAAACTCTGTCATAAAATATCACCATTTTCCCTTCGTTCATTTTGTGTTAATTCTCTGACTGGACGACCACATAATTTTCCAGATATATCATAAATATAATCATGTACATGTTCTCCATATTTCCCATATGGATGGTGTTTTGGCTGCCCGTGATTATGATTACTAATTTGTTTTATTTGTCGTCCGGAACTATCATAATAATTTCGGTCAATTCCACCATTTTTTCTCTGAATCTGAGTAATGCTATTTGGTTTCCCAGTTAATTCAACATGATTTACGCTGATTATATCTTTTCCATCAGCATTTTTCAATGTGCTTTGAGCTTTTGCAACCTTTCCTTTATTCTTGATTGGATATGGTGGACCGTTTCTCACTCCCCACTTCATTCCTTTGACACCGCTATGATGAATAACCTCTATGTTTTTATTAGGTCTGCCTTTAATTTTACCGAAAACCTTCCTTTAATCATTTCCTTCTCCCTCCACTCTTAATATCTCTACAATTTTCAGCACATCCTCTATCCGGTTAAGTTCTACTCCTCCGACCTTGGTGGCACCTGATGCCAGCATTGTACGACTATAATCATCTCCAGCAATCCAAAAGTCTGGTCTTAAACCTGCCAATCTATCCAAACGCCTATATTTACCGATAATAAGTACAGGGCGGAGTAGGCCGTCTGATATTCCTATCGCATCTCTACGCCGTTCCTGTCTAATAGGAATCATACTGGATAAATATGAGAGTTTCGAATAAAGTTCTTCCCTCCTACGATCGTCAATGACTATTACTATTGGTTTCATCTTCTTTCGCTTCCTCTACTCTTTTTCTTACAATATCCCGGTCTACAATATCCAACGAAACCGTGACCCTTAAGATCTCTTGTGGCCGGAATCCAATGTTTACAGTGCATACACTGAGTCTCAGGTTGGAATAAATTTGTGCTAACGCCGATTCTACTCATTCTTTTCTTTCTCCTTTCATCTAACCGCTTTCAAAACAATTTCATTTTTACACTGCGGACAAGTGATATACTTTACAGGTTTCTGATAAGTTTCCATGATTGAAGCAATGCCTTTTTCGTATCTTGTTTCCACGTTTTCATTCTCATCGTAGCTTAAAACTGCACCGCATTTTGAACACTGAATTTCTTTTAAATAACCTGGTTTGATAATTTTAATCATCTTAATTATTCCTTTCCATAAGGTTTTCTTCTAAACCATTTCTCTGCTTCTCTATTTCTCAATTCAGGTCTACTCATAAAATCTCTTTTGATTTCTTTACCATGCTCAACGTTTCTTCCATCTTTTCCCGGATCTGGATCTCTCCATCTCATCTTATTAGTTACCTCTCTTCTACAAATTTCTTCTAATGTGGCAATCGCCAATCCAATTAAAATAAGGACAGCCGTTAAACCGACCGCCCCTAAAAATATAAACACCCATGTGAGCATATTACTCTCCTTCAACGCCGACCATTTGTCCGTCAGCATATAAAATGCTAGAATCTGGATTCCATATAACCATAGCTCGGTCGATGAATATGCCACCATCCGGAACTCCAAAGTTGCCGTATTTATTGATGACGAAGGTTGTCGTGTATTTGATATCAACTACATCTTTATCCTTAATAAACTCATTTACAGCTTTCTCCAGTGCCAGTGAATCTCCATCACTTCCAAAAATCTTTACTTTCATTTCGTATTCTCCTTTTCTGCTTTTTTAATTTTCTTTTCGTCAGGTTTATAACAAACTGGCTTCTCTGAATGTTCGTTCATGGGAATGCCTAAGCATTCATTGCAGGGATCTTTCTCCTCATATAAATCCGCATATTCACATAACGGACAATACTTTGAGAAATTTACTTCTTTATATATGTATTCCATCGACTCACCTCCGAAAAAATATAAAAGTTATGAATGCTGCAAATATCACTATAGCTATAGCAATCAAAAAGCATTGTATTATCACTTCCATTTGCGCCTCCTGTTCTATCCAGCTATCAAATACACACCAATTGCGAGCAAGATAACAAGAGTATCCGTTCCCACGATACATATAATCTTATCTTTAAGATCCAAATCATATCCGAATACAAAAGTTATGAATACACTCATGGTGATTAACAGCAAAATCCATCCAATTGTTACGTTCATTCTACTCTCCTTTTATATAATTCCGCGATTAAACAGGACATAAGTTAAACAAATTCCAAAGCCGATAGATGAAAATACCCATGCGAAGAATATGCATTCATTGATATCAGCGTTGGTTGTAGTACCAACAAGCCATGAAAAAACGAAACCGATCACAAAAATCGCAACGGTTATGCAAAATGCGACACAATATGTTGAAAACACAGTTTACTCTCCTTTCAAAACAACCGTCCCCGTTCTTAAACTCTCCTGTACATCGATTATCCTCTGATTTGTACTGCCAGCCCAGTGATAAGTGACATCGGAAAGCTCATCTACGAATTCTCCATCTACCAAAATATCAATCCATTTCATACCAGGTAGATCTCGAATTTCTTCCCATAAATATCCGGTATACAACCAAACAGTCTTACCGGGCATATATTTCTTGATGTATTTCGCCAAATGAAAAATAGCGTCCCTATTCTCCGGATATAAAGGATCTCCTCCAGAAAAAGTGACACCGCTGATATAAGACTTATTTACTTTGTTATATAATTCCTGCTCAGCCTCCACGTCAAATATCAATCCGTCATGTGGATTCCAAGTCACAGGGTTTTGACATCCTTTACAATGATGATTGCATCCGGCCACCCAGAGCACTGTCCGCAGTCCATCGCCGTTCCGCATATCATCAGTGGTTATGTTATGATAGTTCAATCAAACCGCCTCCTATTGGTTTGAGTACGAATAATAATTCGATCATCTTTTGACTTTTACAATAAGTGAACTTATCAAGTCTCAAAAAATTAATCGGCACCCCATATCTTTTGAATTTTTTCGATTGATCAATTTTATCTAAAGCCATTGCTAAAATATTTTTTCGGTATTTCTTAATGGTATCCATAGGATTCTCTGCATAAGTTAATGTGTACATATGTAATCTTACGAAATCGAAAGTTTTTGTATTATAATTATCAACATCCCGTTCTATTATCGGAAGATCTATTTTCGTTACGAAACGTTCCAAATCAAATCCGTCATTCAACAATCGACCTTCTCTATTGTGAGGGTTCCATGCTTTTTCGTATGCTTTGTTTGGAAGACGCACAGATCCTGTTTTTCTTCCGTAAGCTATTTTTTGCTTAATTCTTTTAAAACCGCAAGGAATTTGTGAAGTCAATATGGCAGCTTTTTCAATTTCGTCTAATTGAACTGTTGGATACCACAGATATGTGTTAGCGGAATATTGCTCTCTTCTCATTCCGGTTAACACTCCCTTTTTCAGAAGATTCACAGCCTCCCATTCCGGAATACGATTGAGTTTTTCATCATTGTCGAAATAATATACTAATCTTGTTCTATCGCCAACAAGATATACGTAGTTCTTTATGCACTTATTCATTTCCGTTTCGACACCATTAATAATCATTTGAATCTCTCCTTATTCATAAAAATAAAAGACCCGACGTTTCCGCCGAGCCCCTTAACTCATTTGAAAAATTGTTTCATTACAAATTTCTGATATTTTTTTTGTACCTCATAAGCTGCGTAATCTGTAGAAAATCCATTAAGGAATTTATTTGAAAAATCTGTAAATGACATATCAAAATTATTTTCATCACGTCTTGTGATCTTAATAACCAGACTGTCGTTTTCATTAACTTTTACATATATAGCTCCCTGAATCTTCTCTTTAAGTTTAGCCTGTAAGTTCATACTAAATAAATATTCATAATCTGTCATAACACCATTCCTCCTTTTCATTAAAGGAGTTGTGATTTTCGCGTCATTCCTCACTGTAATCCTCCACAGTAAAACCGAAACACCATTTAATCATTCTCTTCTGAAACCAATTGAAGTGATGATCTACGTCAATATTCAAGGTTCTGACTCTGCCAATTCTGATCCGTGATCCGTTTTTAATTTTAGGTATTTCGATGTTATTAAGAGTAATTGTGTTATGACTCATCAGTTTCAACCTTCTTTCTTGCTATTTTAAGTTTGCACCAAGCGTCAGAATCATCAAAATAACCAACATAACAGAAATCTTCCAGATTATTAATTTTTATCCAATCTTCAAGAGCCGCTTTTAATTTAAATGGGTTGTTTTCATAAGATCTGCCATCGTCAGCACCGTGTTTTACTGCTTCCTCGACGATGTTGTTAATCAACATGATTTGAATATTTAATCCGTTTTCACGACAATCTACTCCCATTTCGCAAACTTCCTTTCGTTAAATTTTTTCTTCTTATTTAAGGCTTTGGTAATTGCCATATCAATTCCAGATCTGCTCTTTATGTGATAAAAATATAAATTGCGATATGGAGTATTCAATCGGTCTATTCGTCCACACGCCTGCTCAGTAACTTTATAGCTGTAATTTTGAGAGAAGAATATGATAGTATCTGTACTAATGCAGTTCCATCCCTCACATCCAGCAGTGTACTGAACCAAATATATCCATCTATCTGCATATGGTACCGGTTGATGAGCATGTCCGGACCATTCAGCTACTTCGTAACCTATATATTCATCATCGCTAAACAGATGCAATAATATTTCTCTTTCATAGTCAAAATTGTAAAATATAATAGCCCTTGGAGTTTTTTCTAATATCTCCATAAGAGCTACAACCCTTGACTCATCCGTATTTACAATCCTTCTGAGAACATAGCAAAGACCAGATGCCTGCTGAATAGGCTCGTTTTTAAATGGATCCCAACGATTTCTTATAGCATCTTTGTATTTAGGAATATCATAAGTCGCATATACATCCATATGATGTTGTACCGTAGTTCGTTGAAAATCCATATCAACCAGTATTCTGTTTCTCAGTCTAACTAGTCTACCTACATTCAAATATCTGTCTATCTGAGGATATTTGGTAAATCTGGAATATACCACATGCTCTCTACAAAATTCCGTTTTATTTTTATAGAACCCATTCGCCACAAATACCGGAATATAATCCGCCCAGCAATCGCCAGGAGTTGCCGATAATATAATCCAGTCGTTGTTTTTAGCGATTTTCTGAAACGATTTTACCCATTCGCCAGATCCTGTAACTCTATCCTCATCAAATATAAAGAACGCAT